GCTGTTGGAAACTCTGGCTTGATTGGAAATGAGAAGACTGCGCCAGTAGCCGCTGTGAGGCTGATAGTGATATCTGTGTCTGGTGCTGTCTCTGCCGCTGTCCATAGAGCCTCACATACTGAGTTAGCTTTGCCCCAGTCAGCTAGCATGGAGAGTTCAAAAGTTCCCTCAACATTTACTGTCTTGTAAGCTTCGCCATCGAGAGTCTGGTATGTCTCGCGAACATTTGTCTTTGTTAGAACTGCGCTTGTTGCTTGGGCTTCGATATCTGTTCCACCTGTGAAAGATAGAGAAATATCGCGCCCTGTTATAACTACGGTTGCCATATTATTTTCCTTTAGTTTGTTTGTGTGTAGTAGGTAGAAACTCTGATATCTGCAACCAGCACATTAGAAGGTCCGACTTGAGTCACTGTTGGTTTTTCTACAGCTCCGATTGTGTACCCGACTGGGATAACTTTCAGAACGCTGATTATTAACTGCTCGAGGTTGTCGAGCGATGCAGGGTTGCTGTTATAGGCAACCGCCACAGAGATTGTTAAATTGATCTTTATATGGAGGGTTGTTTTGCCGATTGTTTCCAGTTCAAGATAGGGAGAATCTGGAACCATAACTACGAAAGGAACCATTGGGGCTTCTGGAACATAGGCATAGACATTGCCAGCGACTCCTGCTAAGGCTGTAGCTAATGGCTGGCGTACTGTGTCAAGAATTGTAGAAGCTGGCATTATTGCACCATTGAATCAGTGTCGATGTATGCGCCCAAGAGACCAGATACTCGATTGAATAAACTCCGACCTAAACGATATGGGCTTACACTTGTAAAATCTATACCTTCGATTTGACCGCCCGGGGCTATGCGGCTCTGGAATACTTCTACCGAAACTGCTAGGACTGCTGACTCAACGGCTGCGTTTCCAACATAAGTTGAAGCGCCTGAAAGAGTTGCCAGCCCTGATGGAATTACTTTTCTTTCAGTAACATCTGCGCCTGTGATTGCAACAGTAAAGTAACCGTTGAATTCTCTGTAAGCTCCATCTAGATAAATGCGTGAGCTTGAGCGAACAATGAAATCTTCTATGTCAATGTTGCTTGATTCGATAATTGTAAATGTTCCATTAAAGGGAGCGCCAACGCCTGTAATGACTACGCTCTGACCTTCTGAGAAGTTGTTATCTCCCAGCACTCCATAAGTTGCAATGTTATCTTGCAATGTAACTGTATCTATAGGGCTTGAGTACTTAACAAGCATTGGCAGGATTACTGACTCTGCTGTGTCGATTATATCTGTTAAATATGCATCGTTATAAAGGGATGTAGAGACTCCAAGAATAGACCTTAGTTCCGCTACTGTAACAATAGTTGCCATCTCTACATCCTCTCTATTAAACGACTGGGGGAGCGATCGGGAGCAACCGCCCCCCCATGATTAGTGTTTTAGACTATGCAACCTTGTATAGGTATGCGCCTGCGCCAAGCTTTGTAGCAGTTGCGCCATAACCGTAGTATCCAACTTGTACTTGACCTGTTGAAATTAGGTTTGTCTGTAGTGATAGACGAGGTGACTCGTACCATGTGTATGCTTCTGGGTTGATAACAATTAGAGTGTTATCGCCAACTCCTGAACCATCTGTTAATGCGCGTGATACCCGAAGGTTTAGACCAAGAAGGTTTCCGCGAATTGCTGTTGCAGTCAAATCTCCGCCAGCGTTCTGAGGGTTGATTGTCTGTTGGAAAATTGGACGATTTGAACCATCCACTAGTCCCATCAAAGCGCCCCATTGTTCTGGGCTTACAACGATGTTTTGTGCAAATCCAAGAGTTCCCTTATAGATAGAAACTGCTGCATCTGAAACGAAATCAGCTACAAGAGCGCCTGTTGTAAGTGCTGCACGGTTTCCGCCGTCTGTTCCGCCATTGACCATTGCTGTTGCAACTGCGTTATCTGTAGCCTTTGCATAAGCAAATTCCATCTGGCGTACTAGTTCAGCAAAGAATGCTGGTGATGAGCGATCTAGAAGCTCTAGTGAGAATGTCTGTTGTCCGATAAACTTCTGAACATTTACAGTAACAAAAGCAGCGTTCTGATCTGTCTCTGATGGTGTTCCACCTTCTGATGCAACTGCAACTGTTGGAGCAACTGTGATTTTAGGAATTTCAAATGTCATTCCTGCATCTGGCAATGCGCCGCGAGTAATTGAATCGATAAATGGACGGTCTGCGTTTGAGATGCCGTTGATGACCTCTGTTAGCTGACGAGTAGGAACTAGTCCTGCGTTATCTGTTAAATCCGCTGCTGCGGCAACATACATTTTTGATGTTTCATTGCCTAGTTGAGCACGGACTGAATGCTCGAGATAAGATGCCTTATCCACGATTGGGTTACGAACTGTGACTGAAGTGTAAGGTGCTGTTGCAGCTTTAACTTCAACCTTTGCAGCCTCTACCGTTTCTGCGGCAGGAGCGACTTCTGGAACGGTAGTGTCTGACACTTGTTCTCCTTCTGTGGTTTTTGGTGTTTCATCCTGAACATCGAGTTCAGAAACTTTGTTCTCTTCTGCGGCGACCTTCTGTACTTCAGCCCCGGGGATTGCTCCGTCTGTGACCAAGCTGACCTCTATGAGCTTAGAGGCGCTGATAGCCATAACTCCGCCCTTGTTGTCCCACTCTTCAACATCTACTCCAACGCTGAAGTCTGAGCGAAGCCCTGTGGCAGCTTCTTCTAATGCATCGTTGCCTGCTGTTGTTTTGGCAATCTTAAATGAGGCTGTAATGCCTGTGTCATCTTGTGACCATTCCATAAGCTTACCTAATGGTCGAGTTTGGTCATGTTGTAGAACTAGCTTTGTATTTTTAGAGAATTCAATCGAGTTGGGCTCGAACATTGTTGGTCCTGCTGAGGTATTACCTTCAGCGTTCCATTGCACTATGCGACCAGCAATAATGCGAGATTCTGCATCTGCTGCCGTTAGTGTTACTGGCATTGTTATCTTCATTAGCTGTTCTCCTTGTTATCGATCAAGTCTTCTTCTTCTCTAATCTGCTCAACGCTCATTGCGCCAATGCGATTTAAGATTTCATAGACTTGAGCGCGCTGTAATGGATCGCCACGCAAGAAATCATCTAGCGAGAAGCGAACCTCTGTTGTACTAGACACAAAATCCGCCATGCTGAGCCTTTGTTCAATCGCCGTTAAAATATATTTCATGGAGAAGTCGATGAGGGCTTTCCTCTCCGAAATCGCGTTGCTGTATGTCATGCTCGATGTTTCAGCACTTACAAAATATGCAGGAAGGTTGCAAGCGCGAGCCAATTCGAGCGCGACATATTGACGAGCTTCATTCAGCTGGAGTTTTGCAGGATCGATGCCCAGCGCTTGCAACTCTACATCTGCATTTAAGAATGCAGTCGACTTGTTCAGTCTTGCCATTCTCCATGACTCAAGAAGCTTGCTAATGCGCTCTGCTGGAAGATTTGTACCATTGGATTTCAATACTTGAAGAGGAACTGGCTCTTTAGCAAATGTCTCAGCTGCCTGTTCAAGCGCATGCGCCGCGCGAATCGTGCGACCTGCTCTGTTCAGTAAACCTTCATCTAATCCGTAGAATACAACGAGCGAGCCCACGCCTTGATTGGGTACAACACTTCCGTCTACTTGATAGCCAATAATCTCTGTTTGTAAATGATTTAATTTAGGAGTTACACGATCTGGAGCAACGCGAGTCCATGCGCGTACTCTTCCTGTGTCGCCATATTGCTCCATCACTTGACCATAACCAATTCCATTGAGCCAGATATCTTCCGCCAGCCATGCATAGATAGCAGAGCCCGGGACTCTTGGATCTGGTTGATTAATTACAGAAGGTGCTGGAACATGAGAACCGTTTAGCTTTGAATAAACCTCAATAGGTAACCCTGCAAGCGTTGAGCAAATTATGTTGCGAGCGCGAGCGATAGTTGGAACCGCCATTGCTTGACCGCGTGTAGCAGTTGAAGGCGTAAATGTAAAGGGATTAAATGATGCTGTGTTATTAAACGGAGCAGGCGTTGAAGCTGCATCGACTGTGAGTTGCTCAGGAGCAGATTTTGGCAATAAAAACTCTTTGATTCCCATTAGACATATTGTACACTATATGCCTAGTTTTTAGACATTATCCTATCTGAATGTCAACTTCTGTCTCTGCGCGTGTCGCGAAGTGAGTCACCATTGCAGCCGATACCGCTCCACATATTATGCCAGAAGCTTTCCGACCCATGACCCAGCCGCCATCTCCTCTTTGTAGCTTTACAGCAGAGAGCACTTGTTTGTCGAGCTCTTCTTGCCCTTCATGAATTATTCTTCCAGCTGAAACCGCTGAAACGAACTCATCACAGCTTTGTTGGTAATCCTGAGCATTAATTTCATAGACGGGAATGCCAGCTGGCGAAAGCCTCGCGGCAACCGCGGCAGCTGTGGATTTGCTATAGGCAAGGTGATTGACTGGGAACTTTCGAACCCATGGAGCTATGTCATTAGCCATTTGTTTATCATCTATCGAAACTGGATTAAACCATGTCTGCAATAGTGCCACCATAAAGCGATCGCCATCAATTCTTTGTCCTGCTACAAGGCTGGCGTGTTTCCTGTCTGGACTTAAATCAATAGCCATCCAAGTATCCTTCTCTCTATCCAGCTTGAAGGAATCATCCTTGCACTTCTTCCATTCTGCCTCAGAGATGACTGGATTTATCATTGATACAAATTGACAGAGGATTTCCGTCCTGAATATGTCTTCTCTATCTGATAAAGAGTCTTTGATATTGTCTTCATGAACCGTATGCCCTAGGGACGGGTTGCTTTGATACCAAGCTTCTTTATCGTCTACAGCAGCCCCGGGCTCTGCCGACCATTCGAACCAGCCAATAGAATCATCGGCTCCGCTAGCAGCTGCAAGACCGCGCTCTCTGAATTTAAGCAATAGAACGGAACCAGCGTGTCCTGCGTTTGAGTAAAAGTAAGCTTGAGGGTTTTTATTCGACATCTGAGTAAATCGCATCGATGACCAGACATCTTCTGTGTCGAACTCCCGTAATTCGTCAATATGAATCACATCTGGACCTGCTATACCACGCGCGGCAGAGTTTCCAGCTCTAATTAGATAGCGAGCCCCATTCTTAAACCTAATCTCTTGGCTTCCTTTAGATTCGTACTTCTTAACAAAATTCTCTTGCAAGATATGTGAGTCATCAATCATCTGTCCTACCTTGAAAAAGATTTCAGAAGATGTAGTTAGCTTATGAGCAGTTGCCAAATGCATTTTCTCGCCTAGCCTGTAAATACCAAACAAGATTCGAAGCGCCATAAATGTAGACTTGCCCTGCTGTCTCGGTAGCATGATTCCAACGAGAGGATGAGCCCAGCGCGAATCAGCTTTGTATTTCAAGCTCTCGATAGCAAGCAGTTCTTGCCAAGGAAGTAATGGGAAACCGATTTCTTTGCAGAAGTCGATCATCTCTTGCCCTCTGGAAGGTAAATCCAAGCTCGGAGACATGATTCTAGGCGTCTGAGAGCCGTATCTGGGTTCTGTTACCCCTTCCCTAGCCTGTATAAGCCCGTTTGAGCCGTTTTCAGCCGTCATGGCTAGTTCTCTTCCGTTTCGAGCTGATAGTGGCTTGATGACTCGTTTTTGGGGTAAAAAGAACTAG